ACTCAAGATTGAATCGTAGCCGCGCTTCATTCGGTGATTTGATACCAGCACCGACCGCTTTGGCTTCGTTATCGATCAGTGTGGCCGAATCCATCCGGAGCAACCCATCCAGGTCAAATTCAGTCCCGTACTCTTTGGGCAGCGACAAACCCTCATCGAGCAGACACTCGATTGACTCAATCATGCCCTGCAGACATTGCGAGTAATACTGCTGGTTGAGCGCTTCGATGTTGTTATAGCTGGGGGCATCGCCCACACCGACCATAAATGGCGGGACATGGAACGTCGCGCACACCGTCTCAGCGGTCCAATGTAACTGCTCGATCAGTTCGGCATCAACAGCGGATACGGTCATGGGTTCAAACTTCAGCCCGTCTCCCAAGACCGCAATTTTGCCGACGTTTGCGCCTGAATACGCACTATCCCAATACTCTTTCAGACGCGCCGCCGTGTCTTTGCTAATCGCGCCTGGTGCCGTCAGCACACCGCCAGGACTCGATCCATTGCTGAAAAAATTCTTTGAGTTAGCTTGAATCGCCAGTCCTTGCATCGCCGCGATGCCGCACGCCTGAATGGGAGAGACGCCCACCAGCGGATGGTACAACGGCGTCATCACGTCATGGATGATTTCAGACGCTGGCACCGTCACGCTATCCTGTTGTAGTTGGCTGAGGTTATCCCCGGCCAACTGGTAGTAGACGTCGCCATCATCGCTGACCAGCACTTTGACGTTGCCGGGATCGAGCACGTACAGACTGGTTACGACGCCCCTATTGTCGCGCCGTTTCAACACATAGGTATTGCCACGCGATAGCTTGGAAATCACCCATTGTTCGATAAATCCAATGCGCGTTTGGTAACTGTTGGGCTTCCGCAGCACCGGAGAGAACGCCGGATTTTCTGTTTCTTTCCAGATCCCGTTGCTGTCCCGCGCCATCAACCGTAACCGCATCTTAGCGATGTCGCGGGCAATCAGCGTCACACAGGCGTAAACCGTGCCATACGTCAGCACGTCCTCAACCTGGATATCAATATTGCGCTGCCATGCACCCGTGAAGGATTCACGGATCAACGGCCACCATCCGCGATCGTTCGGTGGCGTCAGATTGCGCGGAAGTTGTTTACGGTTCCAGAATGCCATAGATGAAAATCGCCCGATGAAGCCAGTCCCAGCACTGACTCCATCAGGCGTTATTGGCTTACAACCTTACGAACCGTATTCGGCGTTAGTGATGTAGTACACCGCGTCATCGCGGCGGCGGGTCCAGTTGATGTACCGTTCGGCGCGAATACCGACGGCGTTGGACTGCCACAGCGCAATCGACGTTTCGCCGGGATCACCGGTGCCGTCATCCATAAGGACCGTCGCTTCGCGGCTGATATCGATCGTTGCGCCGCCGTCATCGGCCATCAGGACTTCCGACGGCTTGCACAGCACCAGCGTTTCCGCCGGGACCGACTGCGAGGTATACACCGGAATACCCATGACTGACCCGCCATCAGCGGTCAGCAGCGGAAACTCAGGCTGTCCAAGTGCATTCATCATCAGGCTGAGTGACACGGCCAGGTTCGGCGTCATCACCAGCGCCAGGCCGGTCAGTTGAATATTCGCATTGATCAGCGAATCAAACGCCGCCTTCATGTCAGCGCGGAACGCCGCGGCGTCCGTACCGCTAGCGGCATCATGCGCGGCGCCGTTGGTGATGGACGCAGGCTTGACGTCCGTCGTGCCAGCGTTCGCCGGATCGATGAACGCAACATCGATGGCCGTCTGCAAGCCAGCCGCGAGATCCGCACGAACCAGCGCCTCAGCCGACGGCGTCGAGAACCGCGCCAGCTCTTCACTGATCACGACGATCTTGGCAACCTTGGTAAACCGCAGCGACACCGTATCGAACGCCAGAGCGCCCACCGGCTTGACCGCACCTTCACCAACCCAGCCGCCAGTGGTTCCGGCAGTCTGGCGCGGCATCTTGACGTTGAACGGCACGCGCCGCAATCCGGCAATCTTGCCGATCAGCGTCATTGGGCGCAGATACTCGACAAACTCCGACGCCATGTTCTGATACGGCGTCAGTTCAGCGGCCCAGCCTTCCGTGACGGTATCACCGACGGCCACGCCTTCCTTCAGCACCGCCATCACTTCCGGCGTGCTGCTCATCCAATGCTGATTCTTCGCCACGATCTGCTGAGCGCGGAAGATGTCGCCCTTCGCCGCAGCCAACGCCATTGCATACCGGGTAAACGCCGTGCCCTTCGGCAGGTTTGCACCAGCGACCGAGATCGACGGCTTGTGGGAGCGCGTTTCCGCGGCTTCCTTCGGCGTCTTAGCCGTGACCGGCTTCGCGGCAGACTTGGCGATCGTCTCAAGCTGCTCAAGACGCGTCAGATCTTCGTCGATGCTCTTGATCTCAGCGGCAATCGCGTCGAACTGCGTCTGTTCGTCAGCGGTCATCGTGCGCCCGTCCTGCTCAGCGGCCTTGGTGATGTTCTCAAGCTGCATCTGGCGCTCCGAGCGGCCAGCCTGCAATTCATTGATGCGATCTGCTCTCATGGTGTCGTGTCCTGTCTGTGATGGAATGCTGACCGTGCCGCCGGTCGCGCTGATGCCTTTAGTCGCAAAGGCTTTAATATTCGTGATGGATGCTTCGGCATTGGCCGGGACTGTCACGGCTGACAGTTCAAACCAATCCCAGGTCGAAAAATGGACGCCGCCGCCCTTCATGGGTTGCGCGTTCAACGGTCGAAACCCAATGGACAAGCCACGGACCAGACCGGACTTGATCATCGCCCAGGCTTCATCGATACGCTGAATACCGGATGCCAGTTTCGCGGTGATCTTAATCCCGGCGTCCGTAACCTCAGCCGCGATCACCTGGCCGATCGGCTCATCGGCCTTGTGCTGCCACAGCAACGGGATCGGAAGGGTGAATCGGGCGCCCTTCGGTTCGATCACATCACCCATTCGGTCGGTTTTGGGCGTCGTTGCTACGCCTTCGACGATCCGCAGATCGTCATTGACCGCTTTGAGATGGAGAACGGAATACGCTCGATTCACACTGTGAGCGTTGCATATTTACTTATTCCGCGTGTATATGTATGCGGTAAAGATTTCGCTAAATTTCGCTTTAGGCTTTTGCCTTTACCGAATCTCCGCGACCACCTGAATGCGACGACCGATCCAGGCCATCACCGGCACGGCCATGCTGTTGCCGAGCGCCTTGTACTTCGGGCTATCAGCCGCAGGCTTCCCGCGATAGGTGATGTCGAGGTAATCGTCCGGGAAGCCCTGCAACCGGGCGCACTCCACGGGCGTCAACCGGCGCACTTGCATCCCGTGCCGGGCTACGGCCTGCCCTTGCGCCTGGTCAATCGTGTGCGCCACGCCTTCCGAAACGCCGTGACCGTTCGCGCTCGTGTTTGCTGTGCGGATTGCGATCGGCACCAGTGGCGTCCCTCGCCCGGTGCCGCCTTCGGAGGCGTCGAAGCCTTCGGCGCGGAGGGAATAGGCCACCGGGATCATCGTTTCGCTTTCGCCATCGATGCGTCCCATGCCGCCAGCGTTCAGGCAGAGGCTGATGTCTGGAATGTCGGTATCGAAGTCTTCTCGGTGGCTTGCGTTGCTACGGCCTCTAAGGCTCTTTGCAAGGCCATCGGTAGCGCCTTCCCGCGTTTCTCGGCGCGGCGGAGGATCCCAGCACAAGCTCTTGCCGTCAAATAGAACCGCGGCGGCACGTTGCCAACCTCTAAGATTTGCGACAACGAACACACGGCGGCGTCGTTGTGCCACTCCGAAGTACTGAGCGTCAAGCACCCGGTAGGCCCACCCATACCCGAGTTCGACCAGCCCTCCGAGGAAGGCACCAAAGTCCCGTCCGTCTCCCGATGACAAGACACCGGGGACGTTCTCCCAGACCAACCACTCGGGCCGATAGCGGTCAGCAATGGCAAGGTACGTAAGGGCGAGGTTGCCACGCGGATCAGCCAGGCCCTTTCGGAGTCCGGCGACGGAGAAGGACTGGCAGGGAGTTCCGCCGACGAGAAGATCGATAGTTGCTCCCCCGCAGTTGGGGCAATAGTGTTTGATGGCATCATGGTTTCCGCTATCGCGTGAACATCTGTTTTTGTCAGCGTAAACATCACCCCCTGGTCGTCCACTCCCGTTCCGAATTGGGGTCCGCTGTTCTCGCCTCTCCCGATCAAGTTTCCCGTGATCGCAAACACACGCCTCCGGCCACTCATGAAACCTCGTCATGTCGCCCCAATTCGGGACGGTGGGATAGTGATGCGCCAACACGGCGCTGGGGAACTTCTCGATCTCGGAGAACGCGACCGCCTGCCAGCCCAGCGGGTGCCACGCGACAGATGCGGCTTCGATGCCTGAGCACACACTGAGGTATCGCATTACCGGGTCCTCCGGATAGACCGCTGATACTGCCCCCGTGCGTTTCTCGGCTGTGCCAGACGCGCGACACGCTGACTCAGTCGCCCACAGTTCCGCGCATGGGCGGAACCTGAGAGAAACGGACGACCACGGACGATGGCCTTCGGTGCTACTGCTTTGTCGTCTGGCTCATCGTGCGGTGTTATTGGCAAATCCGCACCGATCCACCAGGTGATCGCGTCACTTTTACAGCGCCCTTCGCAATCCATAACCAGACTGTGCGCGGCGTCACCTTCCACAGCGCGGCGTATTCTTTGACGGTGTAACAGGCCATCTTATCGCCTCCCCAGCACCAGCATTTGATATTGCGCCTCTTGCGTGTGATGACGGCGTGACAGCGCCATAATCAGCGCGACCATTCCGTCGATTTTGTCCATCGCGCGGCCTTTGTCTGGTGCCACGTTGCCATTGGCGTCCGTCCGTACGACCATGTTATCGGCCATCCACCGCAAGATTGGATGTTTGCCATGCTGTAACTTCCCGTCTGCGACCAGTGCCGCGAGTTGCTGCGTCGGCTCGTTTAGCGTCTTGAATCCCTGCCGAATTTCCACCACGGGAAATCCTGCCTGCTGGAGACGCACCGCCAGCGCCGTTGCGTTCCAGGGATCGAACGCAATTTCCGCCACTCGGAATTTCTGACCAAGTTCGACAATTCGCTGATAAATGATGTCCTGATCAATCACATTGCCCGGTGTCACTTCCAACCGTCCCGCACGTCTCCAGGCGTCGAGCGGGAGCGCGGCCTTCCGTGATGGGTCAATCGCCGCTTCAGGCAGAAAAAACAGCGGATGCACAATCACGCCTCCATCGCTGCGGTTAAACAGTGCGACGACTGCCGTAAAGTCAAATTTCGACGAGATATCCAGACCGATGACGCACGTCTGCCCGATCAGTGCTTCGGTGTCTACGTCCGCCGCATTGCCTGTTTTATCCCACTGTTCCATCGGCAAATAGCGATCCGCCTGCTGCACCCATTGCCCGAGATGCAGCCGCCGAAATTCAGGTTCCGCCGCGCCCATGTGCTTCGCTTGCTGGCACTTCCTTTCCAGATCCTCGCGCTTCACGCTGACGCCAAGGTTCGGGTTGGCTTTGCGCCACACCTCCGGAAGTGTCCAATCATCCTCTGGATCGGCTCCGATAATCAGACCAAACCATGTGTCGTCCTCAATCACGCGCCGGACGACTTTTGAGCTGTATTCGTGATGCTCCCAACAAATACCAACGCGACCGACTCCCGCCGTCGTGATCTCAAATACTAATGGTTGCCGTCTGGTGCCTGTGGCCGTCGTCATCACATCGATCATGGCCGAGCTTTTGTGTGCGTGGATTTCGTCCAGAATCACACCATTTGGCCGTAGACCGTCGAGCGTATCGGCATCAGCGCCGACCGGCTCAAGTTTGCTCGCGGATGCCGTGTCGTGCAGATTGCTAACCCGCGTTTGGATCTTGCCCTTCAGCCCAGACCGTAACACCATCTGTCGAGCGGCTTCCCATGTGATTTTCGCCTGCTGCCGATGCGTGGCGGCGCAATAGACCTCCGCGCCTGGTTCGCCATCGCAAAAGGCGAGATAGAGCGCGACCCCAGCGGCCAGCGTGGACTTGCCTTGTCCTCGCGGCTGTTCTAGATAGCACTGCCGAAAACGACGAAAGCCAGTGCCGGGATCAATCCACCCGAAAAGTGATCCGACGATGAATTGCTGGAACGGTTCCAGGCTGATCGGTTGTCCGGCCCATTCCCCTTTGTAATGAGTGAGCAAACCGAAAAACCGGATGATGTGATCGGCTTTTCGATGATCGAAACGATATCGAGAACTTGCCAGATCATCTAAATGACGCTGACACGCGGCACGATGCAGCAGACCTGCCGGTTCTGTGCCCTCTGCCACGCGCCGCGCATATTCAGTGATCGGATGTTCCATAGGGATCTTCTGACTTTAAAAACTCATCGAATGGATCGTCCGGCGCTACTTCCGCCGTGCCGACTTTCGAGGCTGACATCGGCGTCAGGCCAAATTCACCCAAGAACTTCGCCACCAGAACATTGAGCCGTTCCATTTTCCCCAAAAGTGGATTCGCTTTAGTAATGTGGCTTTCCTGGCCGTCACGGTTTACGCGGACATCCGTAATCAGCATCCGATAGCCCATCGCCGCAAATTCCCGCCGCGCCCGGACCAGGTCCGCCCAGGTCGTACACAGGACGCCGAGCATTTCCCCGTGCGCCTCCGTCAGGACTTTTACCGCAGCGATACGCGGCGCCAGAATGTTCCACCGTTCCAATGCGAGCGGGTCCGTAGATACCATCTCTGGCACGTCTGGAAGGCCTACAGCGTGTGACCAGTGTTGATCCTTATGTCTTGCCCTGGTCCTTGCTCCGGTCAGTTCCCGCAGCGCCGCAGGGCGTGATTTTGGTCCGCTGCTCCATGTTCCAGCCATTTGATGTCACCTTTTCAGGACAGTTAGTCCCCGGTCAAATCCAACATATTGAATGGTTAGTGTCCACTAAATAGGACATTAGCCGACCATGCGC